AAAATCAATATTTGTATTGCCATTAGGTAATACTCTTCTATCATCAAAAAAGGCTACAAGATTAAACATCTTAAATATATTCATTAAGAAGTCTATAATTTTTACTTTAGGCATATTCTCAGATACCGATAGTCCAGAAGAAACATCAAATGTACTGTTAGAAGTATCGGGATTTGTTATAGTGTAATTTGCATCATAAGAAGAAGAACTTATTATAGTTGGAGCTCCTATGATTGAAGAATAAATCTCAGCTGTATATTTTTTTATTACCAATGAATCTATGTCAATAGATGTAATACCTCCTACAGTTTTAACTTTTAGTATTGGCGTAAAAACCTGTATTCTTGGACCTAAACTAGCTTGATTAACTGCTATGTTAAATGTAGCTGTTATTTGGTTTCCGTTTCCGTCTAAACCTGTAGTAACTGAATCTGGACTTATAGCTCTTCCTGTTTGAGAATCTAACATATCTAATTCATAAGTACTTCCAACTCCTCCAGTTGGTGTGACAGTAACTATATATTCATAATAAACCCAAGTTCTTGTTCCGTCAATGTTATTTGTTATACTGGAAGTTAAATCTTTATTAGACGTGCCACTTCTAGGGTCGTTATTTCCAGTAGGAGTTGTATTTGTAAATGTATACTCGTCTAAACTTATAGCCAACTCACTTTCTGCAATCTGAGCTGCCAAATCACCTGATTCTCTATGTAACCATAAATATAATTCATGAAATGGTGCGTTGGTTGTGTTAAAGAAATCTGTACTAAAAGTAATATTGTATTTTTCTTCTATTGCTTTTATAATGTGATAAATTCTAATAGCAGGCTTTAAATCTATCATACTTATACCTTTCTCATCATTTCCATGAGTTCGTACATTCCTAGAAGGGGTATCTGTTTTTGTTTCAGGAGTGTTTCCAGTACTAGAGTTGTAATAATAATAAGACTTCCCACTAATAAAAGGAAAGCAATAATCACCTGCTGTATTTCCGTTATTATCTTCTATACCAACCGAAAATTTATTATATCCTTTTGTGAATCCATCTTTTGCAAAATTATAACTGTAAGATGAATTAAATGCATTTAAGTATGTGTTGACGTCATCAGGCAAAGAGCTTAATTCATCATCTCCAAATAATCTTTTTATATTAATTGTTTGCCCATAGAAAACAACTTTATATGAAGAAGGTTGTTGATTCTTCATACTAACATCATTAAGAGCTATAAAACCAGTTCTGTAGTCTTCTCCATCTATTTTTATTAAAGCCTGTCTTTTTACTCTAGCATCAAAACCATTATCTATATCAAAGTTGTAGTAGTGCTTAAATACTTTGTTATTGTTTACACTAGCTGGTAAATTAAACTGTTGTGAGTAATCTGTAAATAATTTTGCAATATCTTTTGCGTCTTTTATAGTCATAGTTATATTTATAGACTCTTCATCAAATAAATCTAACCTATAGTAATAAGGAGTCTCTAATAAATCTTCTGGATTTATTTCTCTATTGCTGATATATAACTCTACTTGTCTACGCATTATCTTACGCTATTTAATTTGTTAAATGCAAACTCCACTTCTATAGTATAATTTATTAATTTATCGTTTAGCTTTGTTTGGAAAGAGAAGTCACTAGACTTAACAGTAACAGGTAATGTTTTATCGTTATACTTTATCCAAACTCTTTCGCTTAATGCAAACTGTCTAAATACTTCGTTATATTCTTCTGGATAGAATCCTGTGTTTAATAATAAACTTTCTTTTGCATTTATGTTAAATGTTTTATCTTGATGCTCAAAAGTATTGTATGTTCCTGAAGAAGACAATAAAGTAGAAGACCTAAATGTTTCTTCTTTCTTTTTCATAGAAAGATTACTTCTCTTAAAGAACCATAAATCTTGGTAAACACCATACTTATTGATAAACGTAAACTTGTAAGGTGTGTATTTACATTCTTCTGTATTTTGTATTTTTAATACGCTAACACCTTCTACTGCATTTACTATAACCTCGTCAACTGGGTAAATAGTTTCATTCCTTAAAAATCGTTGTATACAAGCATTATCCTCAAATGTTCCTGAAGAATTTTCCACTCTATCTCTATAGCTGCTTATATCTGTTGAAGCAGTACTTACATATTGTACTTGGTCTTCTATATCTAACCCAATACTAGGAGTCCATACATATATTTGCTCCCCTTTGTTAAAGAATGCAACAGAATTTGTATTTTCATTATCTACAGGTATTCTTAAAGGAGAATCATCTGGCTTTATTATAATTTTGTTACTAATTAAAAGTCCTTGTAATAGCTCAGGATTTGCTCCGTCTTCAAAGTAACCATAGCCATCAAATGCTCTAAGTCCCAATACAGCAGTTTCTGTAGTAGAAGTATTATTTATTAATGTTTTTGTAATCTGATAATCTACATTTATAGTAGTGCTTATGCTAGCACTAGAAGTATAGTCTCCATTAAAGCCTGTTGCTATGTAGTCTTTTATTAAAGTAGCTATCTCAAAGTTCACATAAAATCCAAACTGACCTGCTGCTGTAGATGTTAGTGTATAAGTAGGAGACAAAGTGTGTCCAGTAGCGTGTGCTGCTCCTGTGTATATTTCTACGTCTAATCTTGCAAACGATAAGTTAGCATCAAATATGTTTACAAAATATGGACTTCTTACGTTTATTTTAGCCATTTGTTTTTATTTTATCAAATTCTTTTGTTAGTTCCTTATTAAATGCTTCTAATATAGTGTCATCAAATTCATCTAATGTGTTGTTTATTGCTCTGTCTATAAAATTACTTCCTTTATATCCTAATCTTTCTATTATTCCTCTACTAGCTATACTCCTACTAACAAGAAAAGCTATCTTATTATAGTTTGATTCTGTGCGTTCAATATATCTTTGAGTTTTATAATCTTTTAATTGTACATTTCTAACTTTTAACCACTCTTTTATTCTATATCCATTAGCAGGTCTACCTCCTTTACGAATACCTTCATCTATAGCTCCACCATAACCATCCATAGTTATTGTTAAAGCATTACCTACAGCTTTGCGTTTAATACTTGCTGATAAATTACCACTAGCCATAGTGCCATCTTTCTGCAATTGCTGCTGAAGTCTATCTACAACTTGGTCGCCTAGTCTTTTAAGTGCTATTGTTATAAAACTAGAGTCCATTAGCAGATACTTATATCATTTTTCATTATTATGTCTATATCAGCTCCCCATCCTACTAATTCATTCTCAAATCTGTCTTTAAATGGCTGAACAGAGATATTATCGTCTACTTGTAGTAATTCTGCTGTTAAAGCACCTCTTTTTAGCTTAGAATACAATAAATTAACTACTTGCAACTGTGTATTCATTATATCTTGTAAATTATCGTTGCCATAGAACAAATCATAGCTATAATCCTGTTTATTGTAGTCTAGTATGTCTGCACATAATACTTGAAGCGTAAAAGTGATAGTATTTGAGCTTATTACAGCATTTGAGATGTTTAAATGTGTTAAAGGGAATATATCTGTCTTATTTAGGTTAACTTCGGTAATATCTCCAAAACTAACACTATTAACGTGCTTATTTAATCTTAATTCGTCCTTTAACTTGTCTAATAAGTCATATACTTGTGTCATATCTATTTTTTATGTGCCCTTTTTATTAAAGCATTCTCTAAACTTGTTTTATCCTTTATATATTCCAAATACATTAAACAGGTATGTATTGGAAGTCTTGTAGCTTCGTCAATTCTAGCTGCATCTTCTTTAGCGATTGTAAATATTGATTGATACCAACCCCACTTTTGTCCAAAATTTGCTTGAGCTGAGGTGGAACTCCCTCCTTCTTCAATACCTTCACTAAATAATCCACCGTATAACTCGGTAATTTTCTCCCTAAACGATAAAAAAAAACCATCGCCCCTATAGCTACATTAACTGGCATATCCAACATTACATCTGAGTACTTATTACTACCTTCATAATCCATCACTCTATAGAACTCCTTCTTCTTAAAGATAACAGGTCTGAATAAGACAGCCATTGCTTTATGCATCTTCTGCCAATCAGATATGTTATTATCTAAATCAATAAACTCTCCAAATGACATCTCATCTAACTTTGGTATAAAACCAAACTCAACAATAGTCTCCTCTCCATCCTCATCTTTAGCAGACATTTCAAATCTGTTGACTAAAGGCGTCTCTTCATCAAAACATCTATTTACTGCATCAATAGCAAAATCAAAGTTGTTTAGAGGTACTTTAAAAGTATCTTCTATATCTAGGTTACAAAATATCTGCAACATCTTTGTTTTAATATACACCTCATCTTCTTTATCCCACTTATCTAATACTCTTAGATAATCCTGATACTGTCTTAATGTTATACCTTCTAACTTAGTAGGTACGTCTAACTTATATTCTTTTACCATACTATGATAACGAAATTCACTACTTTTTGTTTTAACAGCATAAAAAAACAAAATTAAAAAATATCGTTATCTATATAGACAGTTGCAAATCTGTATAAGTTGCTACACTTTAGGCATAGACTCCTATTGGTTCAGGTAACCTAAATCTCCTTGAGAATTGCGATACTAATCCCTTTGTTATTTTCGTAGACGCCCTAGTATCATTCAACTCAACGAGTACAG